CAATATGATGGAAATGATGCTGTTTGGTCTATTGATGGTGTTGGAATTAGCACGTTTAACCTAGGTCAAAGAATTATACAAGTTTATCCAAAAAGAGTCTACATAGGTGGTGGCGGACTTCCAATATATAACTTTAGTGCAGGCACACAAGCTTATGTTTCAGACTTTGTATCTTATGCTGGTACATGTAAATATCCATCTGCCTTTGAAGGTTCTACTTTTTCTCCCCCAAGTTCTCAATATGACATTGAAACTGATTCTTTAAAAAACTTTGTAAGTATAGCAGCAACATTTACTGGTTCAGAAGGATCTAATACACATAATTACTATAGAACAAAAAGATATACTAGTGTTCCTACATCCTCTCAAGTTGCATATGGGGATTCTAATTATAAAAATTTGGCTTTATTGTCAAACTTTAATGGAGATCTCACATATCATTCATATGGAGCAGAAGATTATTTTTATCCTTTAGATTTAAGTTCTGTTGTTACTGGAAGTATAGTACAACTTCACAAATTTGATAATAAATTTGTAGCTCTTGGGGATTATGGTTTTGTCGGAGTTTCTTCTGATGGAAATTATTGGGATGTAGCTTCTAGAAGAGGAAGAGCCAACCTTACTTCAAGAACTCCCTCAGGAATAACTAGTTTCTTTACACCAAACAATACTCAATTTTATGATATTGTTTCGATTGGGTCTACAATTGTTACCACTGCTCCAGGTGGTGTCACTCTATTTTCTGAAGACTCTGGTGCAGATGAGTTTAGAAAATCTTGGGTTGGAAACAGTTTAGTTCGTCCCAACAGTGCTAATATTTATTCAAATTCAGTAAATGGTGGATACACTATCGCATATAATCCTAACACACAAGAATGGTTGCGTAATGATAGGTATAGTTATACTTATACTGGATGGAGTAACTTATACAGCACATATTATGCAAAAGGAATGCCAAATGTTGGATTAGGAACAACGACTCCATATAATTGGACTAGTATTGGTCAAAGATTCTTTGGTTTGCTTGGTGAATCTGGAAAAACTATAAACAAAATTAAATATGAAGATAATAAGTGGATTCTTATTGGATCTGTTGCAACAGGATCAAGTTATTATAGAATAGGAATTGCAACAGATTTGCTTAATATTGATGATAATATGAAATTGACATCATTCTCATCTAAGAAGTTTAAGGATATTCAATACGATCCTGATAAAGATGCTTTTATAATTACAAGTCAACAACCAGAAAATAGAAATTCTTTAGGAAAGGATATTCTTATTCAAGATATTGGATTTAATACAGTATATAATGATACACAAACTCAAAGACAGTTTATGGATGATAGATACCGTAGTGTTTCTGGATTTGGAGTTACTGATAGGGCTTTCTCTGGAAAATCCTATGTCCATAGTTTGCAATTTCCAATTAGCACTAGTCCATATCTATTGTATGATCAAATTTCTCAACAACAAACTGGAAGAGGTCCATGGATAAAAAGTGCTAGAATAGAAGGATATTTTAAACCTGCTGTTGTTGGTATTCATACATTTAAATTAGTCGGTAATAATCTTTGGACCAATAGCATGGAATTTTCCTTTGATGATATGGCAGCAACACTTGCTGGAACTCTAGATACATATACCACAGAATCACTGGACACATCGACATATTATAGATTCTCTATTGATTCAAGATACTTGTGGAGTACTGGTGGACTTCAATATGCATCTCCAAATACTGATTTTACATATGATGTTACTGGACTTGTTTTTGCTCAAGCTGGAGTTGGAACAACAGGAGCATTATTGAATGAAGTTCCATATTATGAATATGGAGATGTTATTACTAATCAATATTCATCGACCGATGTAATTTACACCCATAAACCTTTAAATGGAACACTAAAAGGACCAGATGGATATGTTTTATACGGTGATAGAGGATTTGTTGGATTTGGAACGAACTTAGAAAATATTCGTAATTTCAAGAGAGAATCATATAAATCAGTCAACAATCTAACATCAAGTGGAATAGGAACAGTAATTTATAATATTTTTGGTACAAACAATATTATTTCTGGAATTTATACTGGTGGTAAATATGTTTTGTTTGATTCTGCTGGAACGTCAGGAATCTCCACAAATGGTGTGGATTGGGAGTCTTCTAGTGTAAGTGAGGTAACGGCAGGTAATATTACATCTGTAGGAATTTCTTCATCTGGAAAAATTATTTTAGCTGGAAGTGATAATTTAGTTGGAATAACTACAGATTTTTCCACCTATACGGTTGGACATGCTACAACGTCTGTGACTGATGTAGATTTTGATGTTGTTTCTGGTGGTATTGCCGTTTCTGCTGCTTCTTCGGCATATGGTGGATCTAGCGTATTCTTCAATAATGCAGGTACATTAAAACTTAATACAAATCCTCTTTCCAATCTTGGAACTGGAGACTTTACCATTGAAGGTTGGTTTAATGCTTTAGATGCTGGAAGCAGACATGTTATAAGTGCTGGTGGATATGGAAATGGCTACTCAGATCATTTAATTTATAGGACTAGCGGTACTTGGTATTATTATTCTACAACTGCTTCAGGATCTTGGAATACTGCCAGCGCACAATCATTCGGTGCTGTTGCGAATGACACTTGGGTTCATTTAGCAGTAGAGAAAAAAGGATCAACCTTTAGACTTTATAGAGATGGTGTTGGTGTAACTACATTTACAGCAAGTCCTTCATATTCTGGTGTGAGACCACTTCGGATCAGTACGTATGATGATACTAATGCTCCTCATTATGGATATATTCAAGATTTTAGGATCTATACTAAAGCAAAATACAATTCCTCAGGATCAGGAGTAGGAAACACATTTACTCCACCAACATCTTTTGTTGATGTACTATCAGATCCTGATTCTTCAAATGTTGCCGTAGCAGCATCATTCTCTGGTACATCTGGTTCAACTCCAGTATATGATAAATTTGGAAGGGTTTCTAACTTAAGTAGTATTCCTTCTAGTTCTACTGTAACTGCAGTTGGTGGAATTGGAACTGTGAATATGATAGGATTATCAAATGGAATTATCCATACAACTGATGATACGCTCGGAACCTCCTCAGCTCTATTTCCATATACCGATTCATATGCTGAAAATACTCCATATCTTTCTTCTTACGGAGGTGTTCCTACATTATCATCTGCTCAAACTAAGTTCCAACCAACTAGTTTATATTTAAATGGTGGCGTTAATATGAGAGTGAATTTGACTAATATTTTTACACTACAAAATGATTTCTGTATCGAATGGTGGTCATATTATACTGGTGGTAATACCATGGTGGAATACATTCAATACAACACCGGTTTTATGATAAGAAGTAATGCATATTATGGTGATGGTAGTGGAGGATCTGCCAACACTTGGAATCATCATGCTGTTATTAGAAAAGGTGGAAGCAAATATTTCTATGTAAATGGAGTAAGTGCAGGTGCTGCTCCTTATCTTAGTGGTTCTAGTGGATATCTTCAAATTGGATCATCTTCACATACTACGGGTCAATATGTATCTGGTTATATGTCGGACTTGGTTATAACTGTAGGAAACTCAAGGTACGATGTTACTGGTGGAGCATCCTTCACACCCCCAAGTGCTGCATACGATTCAAGCACTGATGCATATATTGATTATGTGGTACATTATTCAACATTCACTGGTGTTGATGGAACAACTGGATATCCAACTTATGCATCTGGACTAACAAGAGTTTATAGTCCAGATCCATTTGCAGGAAACCAGATTAATAAGATAGTTGGAATCGGATCTTATGTTGTTGGTATTGCTAGTAATGGATACTATGCATATGCACGTCAAGATAATATTAATAAGTGGTATTCTGGTAAAATGGGAGATTCTGATTTAGTTGGAGTTACTGGTATAGGAATAAGTACTATTGGCATTTCTACAAATGCGTCTGTAGCAGCTATAAGTACTACTGGAAATATTTACATTTCTGGATTGGATTAAAAATAAATACTAAAAAAGATTAAATATGTCTATTACACACGACTGGTCAATTAATTCTGTCCTTAAGTTTCTTGATAATGAAGGGACTGTTTATCGAGTATTTTTTGAATTATATTCATATGATGAAGAAGATCCTAAAATTTTACAAATAAAAACTTTATCATTTGTAGATTTAGATATACATCATATAGATAATTTTATTCCATTTGATGAGTTGACAAAATCACAAGTTCTTCAATGGGTTTTTGATAAATTAGTAAAATATCAAATTGTCAATGATGATTCCGATGAAACAAAGTATGAATATGAAATATATCATGAAAAATATATAGAAAATATTAAAAATCCTACTTATCTCACACCAGAACTTCCAAACACTGTTATTGGGTATATAAATGAATCTCCTCCATCAGAGTTAATAACTGAACAAGATTCTGAGGACAGTAGTGTTGCTCCACAAATCCAATCAGATCCAACACCAGAGTCTTCATCACCCTAGTATCTTTGGAACTGAATACTCTTTTTGCGGGGAAAAGGTGTTATAATAATGAGGATAATACCATCCCCCCCTTTTATATAAATTATTGTAAATCTTATTAATCTCTTATGAATTTTGCTGTATATTCAAAAGACAACTGCCCATATTGCTATAAGGTCAAGCAGGTATTAGAATTGACAAACAGCAACTATGTGGTCTATAATCTTGGTGAACATTTTACTAAGGAAGAATTTTATTCTGAGTTTGGAAAAGGTTCCACATTCCCACAGGTAGTATGTGACGACAAAAAATTGGGAGGTTCTGTTGACACAATCAAATTCCTCAAAGAGCAACAAGTCATCAAGTCCTAACATAAATAAATCAGATAACCACAGAAATCGTGGTATTGAGTTTCTACTTAATGGAGGTAAGAGAAAGCAAACCAACCCATTTCACATCATCTTCGAAAAGATGGTTTGCTTTCTGAACAGGGAAGTTACTATCTATTTCGAATTTTCCTTTAAGTCAAGGAAGAGAAAAGTAATTCCCAGGAGAAAGAAAAATGTTAGCAGTTAGTCTAGTCTTTGGTTCATTTTTGACTATTCTATTTCTTGTAGTGGGTCTTGTGATTGGGTGGACTGCTAGAGAATATATGATGAACTATCGGGAAGTACCAAGACCTCACCCCGAAATGTTTGATAACCAAGGAAACTTGATTCCAGATGAGGTGATTGCATTTAACTTTGAGAACTATCATGACTACGAAATCAACGACGACGAAGACGACGAGTAAACCAAAGGCGGAAGTTGTTAAAGGTCCATCACAGACTCTTCCCAATCTTCCAAAAAATCCTTTTGTTTTTGAAATTTTGGATATTGTTTCCAAACAAAAAACTAAGGCAAAGAAAATTGCTGCACTCAAAAAATATGAGGAAGTTCCTCTCAAGACTATCTTAATTTGGAATTTTGATGAAAGTGTGGTGTCTGCTCTCCCACCTGGGGATGTACCTTACTCTCAATATGATGAACAGACGACACAAAGTGGAACTTTAAGCACAAAGTTGACGGAAGAGATTCGTCGTATGCATGAGACTGGATCTTTCTCCCTTGGTGTTAGTGATAAACAAGGGCGAACAACAATTCGTAGGGAATTTAAAAGATTTTATCACTTTGTCAAAGGCGGTAATCCTGCTCTGAAGTCTCTTCGTAGGGAGTCTATGTTTATCAATCTTCTTGAAGGTCTTCATCCTCTTGAAGCTGAGATTATGTGTCTTGTGAAAGACAAAAAACTTTCTGATATGTATAACATTACACGGGAAATTGTTGCTGAAGCATATCCCGATATTAAGTGGGGTGGTCGTTCCTGATGGGAAAGGGTATCAATATTATTCATACAAATTGTGACCCAATTGCTGCTGATGACAAGAGTCTTCCAAGAGATTCTTATTTGGTGACTTATGGCGATAATGAGCAGCAAAAATATGATGTTGTCCAAGGACTTCAATCTGATATCTTTGATCATTATTGGGATAAGTATCGTGATGTGAGAGGATTGAAATGGACAGAGGGAACAATTAATCCTAAGATGTGGGGTTATAAACCTTCTGATTCCAAAAAGAAGAAGTAATTTCCCAGATCGTCGGAAAAAACTCCGGTAAAATTTTTGACTCGTAGGGTCGCTTGACTAAATACCAATAACGAGGTACAATACCTCTACGTTCATCCTATGATATTACCTCTACTGCTGGCACTGTCCTCTCCAAAACCATCATTACTTCTTACTTGTGAGCAGTTTGATTGGTTGGTAGAAAGAACTTTGGATACTAAGTCTCTTTCTCTTCCACAGAAAGTAGACTTTATTCAGAGTTATTCTAAATGGACAGATCCCTCATGTTTTGAGGTAAAGGAATAGGACGCAAGTAGGACGACGCGCAACGGATCCGTTGATTCGCTATTCGCAAATAGCGAACGCAAACGCCGCCCGAAGGAACGGGATTTAACACATCTCATTTCTTTGGAGTAAAACCATGTCCCAAGTTACTTATCGTGGCAACAAGTACGATACCGAACAACACAATGCTGAGGTTCTTGCCGAAGCAAAGCGTGTTCGTGAACAGGAGAACTTTGCTCTCATGTATCGTGGCGTAAAAGTCAATCGTACAATGGTAAAGTAAAATGATTGCAGGAATAGTGGGTTCATTCACTGCATTTTCTGCAGCATTTATGCTTCTAATCTATGCGGAAGTTAAATTACTGAGTAAGTAAGATACAGAGGGTTCTTGACGAACCCTCTTTTTTTGTGTAAAATGAGATGAGAGAACACTATCTTATGGACAAAGACAAACTAAAACTGATTGTCCGTAATCTAGAGTTGTTGGTTGATTCTCTGAAAGCGGAAGTGTATTCTGATACACAGAGTTATTTGGAATACAAAGACCAAACACTACATGATTACGACGAAATCTTTGATGACGATGATGGGTATCCAGACTAATGGTTAGTAGAGCAAAAAAACTTGTAAAGCTGCTTGAGCGACTAATCAAGCAAGATCATCTCTATACTGACGATAAGATTCGTGAGATGAAAGTCCAACTTAGGGAGTTGAAAGAGCAACTCGCAGAAATCGAAAAGAAAACATCAAAAGGATTTGGAGAATGAGCGTAAAACTGGTTAGTGTAACTCCTGATGCGGAGCAGACGATGGCATATGTTGCTAGAGTCTCTAATCCAAATAATCAGGAAAACCCCAACTATGCAAAACTGTTGGGTTATTGTATCAAGCACAACCACTGGTCTGTGTTTGAGCAGAGTTTTATGACTCTGGAGATTGAAACTACTCGTGGACTGGCAGCTCAGATCCTCCGGCATCGGAGCTTCACATATCAAGAATTTTCACAACGCTATGCTGATTCTTCCCTACTCGCGGAGACGATTCCAGTCCCAGAACTTCGTCGTCAGGACACCAAGAATCGTCAGAATTCTATTGATGACTTGGATCCAGAGTTTGTGGAGTTGACTAACAAGCAGATTGAAACTTACTTTGCTCAAGGTATGAGTTTGTATCAGCACTTGCTTGATAATGGTGTTGCAAAAGAGTGTGCTCGTTTTGTGCTTCCTCTGGCAACTCCTACTCGCTTGTATATGTCAGGATCTTGCCGAAGCTGGATTCATTACATTCAACTGCGTTCTGCTAATGGTACCCAGAAGGAACATATGGAGATTGCAGAGGCATGTAAGCAAATCTTTGCAGAACAATTTCCCACAGTTGCAGAAGCACTGGAATGGGTCTAAATACAATATCTTGAATTTCTAACAATGGCAACATATCCCGTAGTGAATAAGACCACTGGTGAGCAAAAAGAAGTTGTGATGAGTATTCACGACTGGAATCAGTGGTTAGAAGATAATCCAGACTGGACACGCGATTGGTCCGATCCATCCACTGCACCGATGGCTACCGACGTTGGTGAATGGAGAGATAGACTCGTCGCAAAGAATCCTGGATGGAACGATGTGCTTGGAAAAGCAGCACAAATGCCTGGTTCTAAAGTTAAAAAAATCTAATGGCAAGAAGAAAAAGAGCATCTGCAGAGCAACCTATTGGGGTTGGACTCACGACAAAGCAGATGAAGAGAAAGAAACCTCTGAGTTCTGAGTACTTGGTGGAAATTGATCCACTTACTGACAATCAAAAAACTCTTTTCGATTCATACCGAGAAGGAAAGCACTTGATTGCTTATGGTTGTGCAGGTACAGGAAAGACGTTTATTACCCTCTACAATGCACTTCGTGATGTATTGGATGAAAGAACACCTTATGAGCGTATCTACCTTGTACGTTCGCTTGTAGCGACCAGAGAGATTGGTTTCCTTCCTGGTTCACATGAAGATAAGGCAGACATTTACCAGATTCCATATAAGAATATGGTGAAGTATATGTTCCAGATGCCTTCTGATGCTGACTTTGAGATGCTCTATGGAAATCTCAAATCACAAGAAACCATCAAGTTCTGGTCTACTTCATTTCTTCGTGGAACCACTCTTGATAATGCAATTGTGATTGTTGACGAATTCCAGAATCTTAACTTCCACGAACTTGACAGTATTATCACCCGTGTTGGTGAAAATACCAAAATTTGTTTCTGTGGTGATGCTGTTCAGTCAGACTTACAGAAGACAAATGAGCGTAATGGTATCGTAGACTTTATGAATATATTGCGTAAAATGCCATCGTTTGATATAATTGAATTTGGTGTAAATGACATCGTTCGCTCTGGACTTGTCAAAGAGTATATTCTAGCAAAAATGGATTCTGGGTTTTAATATGTTTTTTCCTGTAACATGTGTGGATGATTTTTATGATGATGTTGACAACGTTAGGGATTTTGCTCTCTCGTTAAAATACTCAAAAAATTTTAATGATAATTTTCCAGGAGAAAGAACTGAGTGTTTATCTACCATAGATAAAACTTTTTTTGATTATTTTTGCACTAAACTTTTTTCTTTATTTTTTGATCTTAATCAAACTGAGATTAATTGGGAATTAAATACACATTTTCAAAAGACATATCAATATGATTCACCTGAAAAATATTTTTTAGATGTAAACTCTGGATGGTGTCATTTAGATATACGATGCATATTGGGAGGAGTAATTTATTTAAATCAAAATCCTAACCCAGATGCAGGTACTATCATTTGCAAATTAAACAATAATAATTATAAACCTTTTGAAAATACAGAATGGGTAAGTGCCAGAAACAATTTTTATAATAAAAAATCAAATGATATTGAAAAATACGTAAACGTAAAGAAAAATCATCATAAAAATTTTGATACAACTTTGGAGTTTAAAAATGAGTATAACAGAATGATCTGTTATGATTCAGATTACTGGCATAGAGAATCTCAATTTTCAATGCCAGATGAAGATTTTAGATTAACTCAAGTTTTTTTTATTACAGAAATGCAGTGCAAAAACCCGACTCTTCCACCCTATTTGAGATCTAAAAAATATGTCATTTAATCATGTTGATATTAGTCTCCCTCAACTTGAGAGGGAGACCATTGATGGGGTCAGATATTACTCTGTTCCCGATGAAGAAGAACTTCTCCGACTGGTCTCCATCACTTCGGTGACCAGTCATTTTAATAAGGAGATCTTTGTCAAATGGCGCAAGAAAGTTGGTAATGAAGAAGCAGACCGTATCACGAAAGCAGCAACAAGTCGTGGTACAGACATGCACACACTAGTAGAACATCACCTTAAAAACGAGGATCTACCAAAAGTCCAACCGATTTCCGATTTTCTTTTTAAGATTGCAAAATCAGACCTCAATCGTATAAATAATATATACGCACTTGAAGGTTCCCTATATAGTAAGCAACTAGGCATTGCTGGAACCGTTGATTGTATTGCTGAATATGATGACGAACTAGCAATAATCGACTTTAAGACTTCCAAAAAACCAAAACCACGCGAGTGGATCGACCACTATTTTGTACAGTGCATGGCATATGGTTGTATGCTGTACGAACTGACAGGAATTTCTGTCAAAAAACTTGTAATCATTATGGCTTGTGAAAATGGAGAATGCGTCGTCTATGAAGAACGAGACAAAACAAAGTACATCAAACTTCTCACCCAATATATTGGAAAGTTTGTTAGAGATAAACTGGAACTCTATGGAACAGAATAAAGAACTAGAACAGGCTATCGAAAGCAAATTTTTAACACCTTCTAAGTTTGCTTTGGAGATTGAAAAGATTGTAATTGAGGAAAACTTTAACTACATCGATGCTATTTGTCACTATTGCGAAATCAATAGTCTTGAAGTAGAATCGGTGACGAAACTGATTTCTAAACCACTGAAAGAAAAGTTGAAATGGGATGCTACCCGTCTTAACTTTATGAAAAAAACTTCGAGAGCAAAGCTTCCTCTATGACCGTGACACCCTTTGAAACCTACCAACATTATTTGTCACTAAAAAATCATTTCACAAACCCAAAATACGACTTCTTTAAGTACGGTGCAAAGACTCGCGCCAGTGTTACTTCTTTCAACAAACGGAAGGACAAATACTGGTTCGAAAAGACTTCCCGCAAGTATTCTGATAAAGAAGTCGTAGATTTTTTAGTATCTAATTTCACTGCCACCGATAACCCGCAAAACCTATGGATTGGAGAAATTATCAATTCTGGCGAAAGAAATTACGCAGATTGGATGAAACGCCAACAGAGTTTGACATACTTGTTCAAAGAGCAAAGCAACGAATTGTTATCGGAGAACGAGTTAGAGACTTTGTTCAACTGTACCAAGGGACATCCTCTAATACTCAAAAAATTTCTAAGCGGGAGCGTATCGCTAGAAACCTTGACAATCTTCGACAAAGTATTCCATTTCTCAAAAAACTTTGATAAGAAGTTAGATGATCCGGTGTGGGAATCCGTCAGTCTGAAAATGAAGAAGTATTCTCCGTTTCTAAATATTGATATGTTCCAATACAAGAAAATTTTACGGTCTATTATCAATGAGTGACTTTTTTAAATCTGATATTATCCAAGACGAACTAACTGAGATTAATAATCTTCAGGAGGAAATCTATGGTAGCATCCTAACCTTTGGTGGTATGGATAATGAGACCAAAAGGGAACATGTTGAGATGTTACAGACCTTGCTAGAAAAGCAAAGGATCATGTATACTAGATTGTCCCTTTCAGACGACCCACAAGCGGTTGAGATGAAAGAGAACCTACGCAAATCAGTAGCACTGATGGGTTTCCCACCAGACACTGATATGTCAATTTTATTCGACAGTATGAAAGAAACAATTGAATCCCTCAAAGACTATCTTGACGACTGAGGGCATCCTTGCTATACTATCCGAGTAAATCCCCCGAATCCAAACTAATCCGAGGTAATCCAAATGTCTTTCGCAGACCTTAAAAAGCAATCCAAACTGGGCTCCCTGACCGCAAAACTGGTCAAGGAAGTCGAAAAGATGAATAACAATAGCGGTTCCAGCGGCGATGATCGCTTGTGGAAACTGGAATGTGATAAGAGCGGCAACGGTTATGCCGTTATCCGTTTCCTCCCTGCTCCCGAAGGAGAGGACCTTCCTTTCGTGAAACTCTACAGTCACGCCTTCCAAGGTCCTGGTGGTTGGTATATTGAGAACTCCCTGACCACTCTTGGTCAGAAGGATCCTGTGTCTGAGTACAACACGATGCTGTGGAACAACGGCACCGATGCTGGTAAGGAAGCAGCACGCAAGCAGAAGCGCAAACTGACCTACATCGCTAACATCTATGTGGTCAAGGACCCTGCTAACCCTGCTAACGAGGGTAAGGTGTTCCTGTTCAAGTTCGGTAAGAAGATCTTCGACAAACTCACTGCTGCCATGCAACCTGAGTTTGAAGATGAGGAAGCAATTGATCCCTTTGACTTCTGGCAAGGTGCTAACTTCAAACTGAAAGCAAAGAACGTTGCTGGTTACCGTAACTATGACTCTTCCGAGTTCGCACGTCCTGATGCTCTCCTGGACGATGATGATGCTATGGAAGCAGTCTGGAAGAAGGAATATTCTCTCGCTGAACTTGTTGCTGCTGACCAGTTCAAGGACTATGATGCTCTGAAGAAGCGTCTTGATTATGTTCTGGGTGTTCGTGGTGTTCCTAAGATGCAGGACCCCGAAACTGTTGAGATGGAAGAGTCCTGGGAGCGTGAGCGTCGTGGTGAGTCTGCACCCGAGGTTCCCCAGTCTATGAAGGATGAACTGAGCAGTCTCTCTTCGAGTTCTTCTTCTGAAGAAGAAGATGATGCTCTGTCCTACTTCGCACGTCTTGCTGAAGATTGAAGTCTGATTACACAATAGACCGTGTAACCAAGTCTGATGCCGCAGATTTACTTCTGCGGTATCATTATCTTAAAGATATTTCGAAAGGTTTCAAATCTGGTTATAATTACGGTCTATACAAGAAAAATGACTTTTCACCTCTAAATATTGGAGGTATTCAGGGAGTCTGCATCTTTACTGGACTCCCTGTTCCAGAAATTGCAAAAGGCGCATTTGGACTAGAACGTAATGAGCAACAAGGACTCTTCGAACTCTCAAGACTCTGCATCCACCCCGATACTCAGCAGAGAGAGTATAATATCACTTCTTGGTTCGTTTCAAAGGCGATTAAGAGACTTAGAAAAGACACAGAAGTTAAAGCAATCATCTCATACGCTGATAGTGACCGCCATAGTGGTACAATCTATCGCGCTTGTAACTTTATGTATTGTGGATTATCAGATGCAAAAAAAGATTTCTACTATGCAGACGGAACTAAGCACTCTCGTGGCAAAGTAAAAGGTGCTGAGGGAGAATGGAAAGACCGCTCCCGCAAACACAGGTATGTGATGGTCTTTGATAAGAATCTTGACCTATTGTGGTGAGGTATTTCTAGTATTCTCTGTTATAGCTAGTCTTCTATTGACAAACTGAGAAGATTTTTCATAATGCATAATTCTTCTCATGTCACCAATATAGAGTTGTAAGTAATCTGGTTTTAAGATGTAAATGAATCTCTTATCATCATTCAATCTTGTCTCATATTCGTAGTTTGTAATTCCAGTTACTGGATTCAAATTCAATAATGTATTGCTTGGATTTGGAATAGTAAAGTTTGAGTCAACAACTTTACCTTTAGGAAGAATAACTCTTCCAGATGAATCTTTTACCTCAGTTGTCTCATAAAAACGAATCGCATTCAAATCTGTACCATACTTGTTCTCAGCGTAACGATATAAGTCTGCATCAGGAAGAGGCCACTGGTCATGCAAATTTACAATACCAGCAGACATCATAACAACCCAATCTAAATCACTAGACCCGTACAGTTGCTCAGCGATTGTGTCGGGTCTTTCTCCATGTCCAATCTCATACTTATTAAACAGAGTAAAAACATTTTGTAAGTCATCACGAAGTTTGACTCTTCTGAATAAATTTTTAACTCTTACATACTCAGTCGAGGAAGTTTTAGTTGATAATGGTGACTGGTAATATAAGTCTGGTAGTTCTCTGAAGTAAGACATTAGTAACCAACTCCTCCTACATTTTCATAATCTTCGGTATAAAGTGGGTTCAGTTCTTGGAAGTCAAGTTGCATCGTAATATGAACTGGTGTTCCATCATAATACGTTGCATATGTATTAGATCCTGTATAGTTAACGAGGACATTTGTGAGTGCCATCGGTAAAAACCTATTCAGGAATGGATGAGGACTATTTCCTTTTCTATACTCTAGTTGAAATACTTTCGGTGTCTTAATAAAGACTCCTTGCAAAGTAGATGACTCTGAAGTTTTTGATGGTGTCATAGACTTTTTCAAAGTTCTAATAATATTCTTTATTTCTTCACCTTCCCTTACACTTCTAGCAACAAAGTTAAACGTAAAACTAAAGGTTCTAATATTGACACCCTGGAATAATAATTCCATATTTGGGTTAAATACTTGACCAGTAGCCCTTGCGATTAGTCCAGTAGCACTTACATTGCCACCAAGAGCACCATAGGCTTGACCAGCGACAGCAGCAATTAAAGCATTTTTTGCTCCTGGGTCTTGCACTAGCTCATTTATTGCTGCTCCTCCCAACTCAAAATATTTTCTCACCGCAGCACCTGGATCCTTGAGAGCGTCAGCACCAAAAGCAAGACCAAAAGCAGATAATGGATCAAGACTATCTTCACCCCAAGTAACTGAGTTGGTATCAGTTAGATTTTGTGGTATTGGTAAGTATATGTATCCGTTTATTTTTTCTCCATTTTTTTGAAATCTTTCTGTTGCTGTTTGTGATGATAGATTTATTTTCCCAATATCTTCAGCAGTTACTGACTCATCAGTAATCTTTCCCTGTTTATCTTTTTTTACAATGTTTCCTTTTTCATTCTGACCAAAAGAAATACCACCTAAGTTTAATCCAACTTTTTCATAATCTAAGACCTTTATTTTCAAATAGTCTGTGCTATTGTCAAGTCTAGCAAGAGGATATCTGTATGAATATTTTTTTGGTCTAGAAGCACTACCACCTCCACCATTCACATTTCCACTACTTGCGTTAGGTGCAGTATTTGTCTTTTTTGCAGGAGGATAACCCCTCCTTCTTGCTGCTTCTCTTGGGTCGGTTACTGCCATTATAGGACTTTCTAGTTATTTAGACGAATGTTAGCAAAACTCAAAGCATTTAAATCTTTCACTTCTGCTGGATAAACCTCATAAAGACCACCAGCAACTTCACTCCAAGTGTATTGTCTCATTTGACGCCAGTGAAAGTTTTCCCCACGAAATCCCCAAGGAAAGATATCAGTTACAGCAACAAAAGGATTTTGGTCATAGTTTATCATAGGTGTTTTGGCATTATATACAAAAATGTATAACTTACCAGGTTGAACGGATTGTTTTGAAATCTCAGATTGTTTCAAGGTTTCCATCAATTCAACCATAATATCATCAGGGTCTTCAATACCAATCAGGTCATTCACTATTCCACGAATACGATTACGATTAGTATCAGTATCTGTTGGTCTTTTAGTTTTTTGTTGGGTGACCTTTTTTCTAGGCATTATTTGATACCTAATTCTTTTTCTGTAAAGACCTTAAATTCAAATCCTCTATCCAAACACCATTCTCTTGCTGCTTCCCACTTTGCTTGATTTCTAGCATATTCATAAACCTCACGCAGATAACCTTTGGTTTGACTCTTTGGTTTCTCTGGTGGTAAAGTTTGTCTTTGAGGTTTGATTTCAATAATATACTTTTTTACCTTTCCATTTGCTTCCTGGACTTTGATATAAAAATCTGGGAAATATCGATGTGCTTTATTATCTACTGGTGACCTATACCACACAAACATTTCCTCACTACCCCATTCCAAGATACTTGGTGTCATGTCACAATATCTCATAAACTTACGCTCCCATAGAGAGCGATAGATGATATTCTGAGAATTACCGATGTATTTTTTGGGGTATGATGGTTGATATTTTCCTTTATATGCCATCTAAATACTTAATAATGTAATACTCGTATAAGGTATTTAGAGTGCCAGCACCTAGACCAAGAAAGATATCAGATTTCAAACCAACTCTAACTAGACTCGCACAAACTTCTCATTATGAGTTGTCTTTTGGTGGGTTACCTACACCACTAAGACAACATTTAAATGTGAGAGGAGTTGGATATCGTTTTATTACTGAAACTTCAGGACTTCTTTGCAGTGCTGCTGTGATACCTGGAAGTTCTCTTGCAACGGCAGATATCGTTGGAAACTTTATGGGTGTCTCTGAAAAGATGGCACATACAAGAGCATTTACAGAAATTCAATTAGAATTTTATGTTGACTATCAATATAAAACTATAAAATTCTTTGAGCACTGGATGGAGTTTATTTCTAGTGGATCTGGTGAATCGCAAGCACAAGATGGATATTACTTCAGAATGGTATATCCAGATGACTATAAGTGTAATCAGACTAAATTAATCAAGTTTGACAGGGATTATGATAATGCTATAGAATATACTTTCTATGGAATGTTCCCAGTTTCTATGAATTCTATTCCTGTCAATTATGGAAACTCTGAGATATTGAAAGCCACAGTGACATTTAATGTTGATAGATATGTTGCTGGAAGGTATGATAGTTATTCCTTGTATAGAGGAAACTATGGTAACATAGAATCAAATGAGAATTCTGGAAGTGTTAATAATGACTTTGCAAACTACGAAGCAAGTAGAGCATTTATCAATCCAACATATTCGGATTCTACCAATCAAATACTCACGGATGCTGGTAGAAACTTAATTGAGAACCCTCTGGGACAATAATAAATAATCTTAACTGAACTTTTTGGGTTGTTATGCCTTTACCAAAAATATCTACACCAACATATGAGTTGGAAATTCCTTCTAGTGGGAAGAAAATTAAGTATAGACCATTCCTAGTAAAGGAAGAAAAAATCCTCATCATAGCGATGGAAACTGAGGATAGTAAGCATATCGCTAATGCTGTAAAGGATGTAATTTCAAGTTGCATTCTAACCAGAGGTGTAAAGGTAGATCAACTATCTACTTTTGATATTGAGTATCTGTTCTTAAACATTCGTGGTAAATCTGTTGGAGAAGATGTTGAGGTTTTGATTACTTGTCCTGATGATAATTTGACACAAGTACCAACCGTAATTAATCTTGACGATATTCACGTACAGATTTCTGAAGAACATAGTAAGGACATTTCACTTGGTAATGACATGACTCTCAGGATGAAATATCCTTCTATGAGTGAATTCATCAAATCTAATTTTAGTTCTTCGGAAGAAATTGGTGTTGATGATACTTTTGATTTGATTTGTTCTTGTATCGAACAAGTATATAATGAAGAGGAGTCGTGGAGTGCTTCTGATTGTACTAAAAAAGAATTGAAAGAATTTTTGGAGCAACTAAGTTCCAAACAGTTCAAGGAAATTGAAAAATTCTTTGACACGATGCCAAAACTGTCTCATAAAATTAAAATCAAAAATCCAAATACTGGTGTTGAAAGTGAAGTTGTTCTTGAGGGTCTGACATCTTTTTTCGCGTAAGTATGGCTCATACTAATCTAGAGTCATACTTTAAGGTTAATTTTGCCCTTATGCAACATCATAAATATTCTTTGACAGAACTAGAAAATATGATACCTTGGGAAAAGGAAGTATATCTTTCTCTTCTCCAACAATATATTGAGGAAGAAACACTAAAACAAAGAGCAAATGGCTGAGATGCAATCACCCTTAGCGGGTGGACTAAGTGGGGCTAGAAGAACAGTATCAGCGTCTTCCGCATTAGGTCGCCCATACTTGAGCAGCTCACTTGCTAATCAGATTGCACAAGCATCAGATAGAGAAACTGCTTCGGTTTTAGAGCAGAATCAAGTTGCTTTGCAGAACGTCACTAATTCAATATCACGAATTAGTGGTCAGATGATTCTGATTAATAATAATTTATTGACAATCTCGAATTTGCTTTCACAAAATTCTCAACTCGAGAATCTTAAATCTCAACAAGAAATAAACCAAGAAAGAATATTAGCAGAACAAAAACTTCGAGAAGGAAAAGAAAGTTTAATTGAGAGAAAAATGCAGTCTGTGCTGGCTGCTCCTGTGCAGAAGATTGGAGCAAAAGCACAATTCTCATTGATGAACTTAATGAGTTTCTTCAATCAATTATTCTTTGGGTGGTTATTAAATCAGGGTGTAGAGACTATTTCTGCACTTGCCACAGGTAATAGTGAAAAATTAAATGCGATTAAAGATAATCTTCTTAAGAACCTCAGAGATGTTGGTTTAACATTACTCGCTCTACAAACTGGATTTGGTTTTTTTAGAGGTGGTCTTTTAAGAATTGGTACAAGAATCGCTCAGGCGGTAGCACTTAAGTTGTTTAGTAGACCCATTACAGCGTTATTTGATGCTGTTAAAGGAATTGCAAAAGCAGTACTACCAGAACCAGTTCTTGGGTGGTTGAGAATAGCGTATCAGTACGCTACTGGACAAATACTAGGACCAGAAGAGAGTTCGACTGGTGCGGGTGAAGTTTCTTCTCCATCCACCGTTATTGGTGGTATGGCTAATAATATGATGCCTGGTCAGAAAGAAGAAAGCGCAGGTGAATTTTTAGCATCAGCTGGAGGTGCTCTAGTAGCATTTGAAGCAGGTTATAAGTATACACCTGGTCCTGCTTGGTTGAAAACAATAAGTGGATTGACTTTCTCAGTTGTTGGTTCTAATGTTGCTAAGGGAGTTCTGAATAGTCTCACTGGTTCATCAGATCAGGCAGCACAAACTACTTCTGATGCTTCAGCAAATGCTGAGTTAAAACCAGCAGAATCAAGGACTGATGCCACAACGGAAATAAAGGCAACAATTTCAGCACCAGAACTGAAAGATAAATCACAGACTGTTCCAGAGTTACCGAAACCAAAATCAAATGTAACTGTAATAGATGCTCCACAAGAGCAAGCATCATCAGGAACTCAGCAAAAGTTAGGTCTAGCAAATAGAACACCTAATGTTGCTAGTTCCAATGTAGACAATCCATTCCCATTATTTGGTGCTGTGACTTATAACGTACCCGCAGCGATAGGATAATATGGCAAGTACAACTCTAGCATACAGGTCATCTCTAAAAATATCTTCTTTATCGAGAACTATTGACTCGGTAAACAAAACATTTGGTAGTGTTGAAGAAACTACCAATACAATAGCAAAAACTTTAACGGAAAGAAATCAACAAAAACAAAAACTCATATCAGATAAAACAAAATTTTTCTTAGCGAGAAGAGAAGCAGTTAGAAAGAGAGAACAAGAAAGTATCATAGAAGCATCTAGTATTGGTGGTACTATAAAACGCACCAATAAAGTTGTAATGGATAGTACCAAAGGATTCTTAGGTAGAATACTTGATTTTGCTGGTACATTATTAGTTGGTTGGTTGTTATTAAATCTACCTAGAATTATTGATGGTACAAAAAAACTTATAGAAAGAATTCAAAAGTTAGTTACTACTTTATCTAATGCAGTTGGTAATGTAACAGACTTTTTGTTCACAATAGGAGACACATTGAGTGGTGTTTTAAGAGACGTTACATCTTTCAATTTTGGTAATATTAGAAATACAGTTGAAGATGGAATGAGTAAGATGAATCAGTCCATCAGAAAATTGGAAAATGATATTATATTTGCTATCAATCTTCTGCTAAGACCTCTTGATTTTGGATTTGGTTTAGACGATAAGGTACCAGGTACAAAATCAGGTGTTGGTAGTGACTTTGGAGGATATACTGAACCCAGTGGTGGGATATCTAATGGTAGAGTTAATCCTCAAGCAGTTTATCAATATTTGAGATCTCTTGGTGTATCCCACATTCATTCGATGGGTATTCTTGCAAATATTCAAGGTGAAAGTGGTTTTAGAGTAGCAGCAGATGAGGCTGGTGATGGTTCTAGAGGTATTGGTTTATTCCAATACACATATCCAACTAGAAAGAAAGCATTTTTAGAAGCAGTTCCAGACTATAAAACAAATTGGAAAGGTCAAGTAAGATTTGCTGTTGGTGAAAGTACAGCACCACAATATCTTGCATCATCATTTGGTAGTCCTGAAGCAGCAGCGGCTTGGTGGATGAGAAATTGGGAAAGACCCGATACTGCATTATATGGATCAAGAGATGATAAGCATAATAAGTTCATAGAATCATTTAAAGTACCACAACCTACCACAGCAAAAGGTCCAATAAAACTTGGTCCAAAATTATCTAAGTATCAAGATGTTAGTGGAATGATTGCTAATGGTAGTGTTAGTGCTTCAGTAACAAGTCTTTATGGAATGCGTGGTGGTAAGATGCATAGGGGTATTGATATTGCTGCTCCTATGGGAACTCATATTGCACTTCGTGTTGATTGTGAGGTTATGGGTACAGCAAATGACAGAAGTGGATATGGTTTAGTTATTGATGTCTGGGTTCCTCAGTATGGAGTACAACTTCGTTTTGGACACTGTAGTAAGTTCTTGATTACTTCTGGAAAAATTCCAGCAGGAAAATCATTTGCTACTGTCGGGTCTACTGGAAGATCTGATGGTCCACACATTCACTTTGAATACACCAGAGAAAAGGATAGTAGAAAAGGTGGTAGTGATGGTGATCCATCTCCTTATGTACCTCTCATCCTTCTTACCACTGGACCAAGTTCTTCTGGTTCATTTACAACATCATCCAAACCAAGTGCTGCTCAGATATCTGTAACAAAGAATAATGAGGTTGCACAGAAGATAACCACAGAGAGAAAGGGTGATGAAGTTGTTGTTGTGAGAAGACAACCTAGTGAACCAGTTTCACCAGCATCTGTTATATCATCTGGTTCTCAAATGATTACTGGTGGAAAGGGGTTAAATACATTTATCAAAGAAGTTCTATTCTTAAATCTAGCAAGTACTTAAATGGCAGCAATAGATGCATCTCTATATGATGAAATAACAATTGAATCAATAGATGGAAATAAAACGGTTGATATTAGACTAGGTGTAGTTGGTGTAGATTATTATGAGGATCTTTTTTCACCAACTATAACCATGAAAATACTAGTCACAGCGACTGGTGGATTTCCTGGTGGTCTTTATAGTGGACTACCTCTTCGTGGTGGTGAAAGAGTTTCTCTAAAAATAGAAGGTAATTCTGGTAGTAATGAAGGACTAGATTTCTCAAACAAAGAAGATTATCTTTATGTTTCAAGTATTACTAATGTAATTACGGATTCGCAAAAAGAAGTATTCACTCTAAATCTTGTATCTAAAGAAGCACTTACTAATGAGACTACAAGAGTTTATGAAAAGTATTCACCAGAAAGTAGAATTGATGTTTCAGTAAAGAAAATAGTTGAAGAAAAACTGAAGACTAATAAACCAGTAGACATTGATGTTTCATCTAACAAATATGGATTTCTAGGTAACCTGAAAAAACCATTTACAGTATTGGTTTGGTTAGCATCAAAAGCAGTTTCTGAGGATGGAAAATCCGCTGGTTTCTTCTTCTATCAAACACAAGATGGGTATAAATTCAAGTCAATAGACAATTTGATAACACAAAAACCTTTTCCACAAACTTATGTTTATAGTGAGGTGAATCAACATTCGAGTAAAGTTAACAATGATTTTAAAATTCTAAGTTACAACATTCAAAAGAATCAAAATCTGATTGAGAAACTCAGATTAGGTGCATATTCCAGTTATCTTGCAGCATATAATCCACTTACTGGTGAATTCCCTTCTGGAACTGTAGGACCACAAAATACTGATATGAAGAATCTCGGTCAGGAACAAGAGTTTCCTGAAATTAGGACTGAAGGAAATAGAAGACTTGTCGATATACCAAGCAGAATTATGACACAAGTTGTAGATATTGGTACATTAAGTTCAGTGTCTAGCACTGATATGAATGCAGATCCATTTAATAATTTAAGACAATCTGTCATTCGTTACAATCTTTTGTTTAGTCAGACATTAGATATGACTGTTCCTCTGAATACAAATTTGAAAGCAGGTGATATTATTAGTTGTGAGTTTCCAAAAATAACAACTGATAAGAAAAAAGAAATAGATTCTGATAAGAGTGGTCTATATATGATAAAAGAATTGTGTCATCATTTCGATACTGAAATGTCTGTGACATCAATGAAATTGATTAGAGATACATTCGGTGTTTACGGTACAAATAATAAGAAGTAATGGAAGAATCTTTACTTAAAACTAGTTTTATTGGAAGAGATGGTTTTCTCTGGTGGATAGGTCAAGTTGCCAGCGAAACATCCTGGAATTCTAATTCTAAGGATGGTGGATGGGGTGTGCGATATAAAGTTCGCATTATGGGGTATCATCCACCCAGCACAGCAGAACTAAAGGACGAAGATCTTCCTTGGGCTCAGGTTATGTTACCACCTGGATCTACTGGTGGTGCGATGATAGGTAGGACTATAAAATTCGCTCAGGGTGATGTTGTAGTTGGTTTCTTCCTTGATGGAGATAATGCACAGATACCAGTTATCATGGGTGCATTTGGAAAAACGACATATGCTGCTCCGACCGCAGAACAAATTCCATTTGGTGTAAATTCTGGATTTTCTGACTCATTTAAGAAAAAACCTAGTTCTGTAATCAAGAATGATGAAAGTAATCAGTCAACACCAGATTCTAGACCATCTCCAACAAAGAGAGGTGTAGCGCAAGCAAAAAGAACTAATCCAGATAACCCAGCAGCATATACAAGCACAGATGGATATACAATTCCACTTCCTTGTGGAAATGAAGAAGAAAAAAATAAAGGTTCAAAGGGAACAATCAATAAAGTTAAAATTGCTATTGAGCAGTTTACCAAATGGTTGCAAGATAAAAAAGCAAAATTTGATGAAGATATAGAATGGCTTAGAGATGAAATAGATAAAGAAATTGATGAAAGGGCAGAACAAATCACAAAAATTCTTTCTGGATTAATTTCTGGAATGGTAAACACTGTGATGGCAAGTCTTGCATCTTTATTCAACAAAGGAATGAAGATGCTTTATGCTAAGGTGTATGCAGAAACTCTTGCCGCTACAGGTAGTCCAATAGCAGCACATCTTGCAGGTGTTGCAGCACAACTCGGAATGGTTCCAGCACTCAAAACATTTCAGTGTTTAATTGAATGTTTGACAAATCAGATTGTTGGTAAGGTCACATCTCTGATTGCAGAAATACTTAAATCAGTAGCAAATAATGTATTAAACTTTGCACAATGTATCGCAGACCAAACAGTTGGAGCTATGATTAATGGTATTATCTCTTTGTTAGATAATGCAGTATTACCAGCTCTTCAAGGTGTAACAAAGATTCTCAGTTTCTTTGAGGACTTTAATTTTCAAAATCTATTAAGGAATAGTATTGATGCAATTCTTGGATTAGTTGGACTGAGATCTTGCTTCAAACCACCAGTCAAAGATAAGTATGGTGCGTGTAAATATGTTCTTGGTTATGGTCCAGTTATGCAGGATGAACCAGATTTAGACGGTTTAATTAAAAATGCAAACGTGGCAAAAGCAGCATCTGTTGCTGCACAAGTTTCTGGATTCCCATTAGATGGAGTTCAAGATATTGTTGGTTCATTCGGTTTCTTTAGTGATGCTATTAAAGATCCAGCATCAGAATTTCTTGGAGATGTTGATTCTTGTTTCGCCGGTATTCCAACTCTTTGCGGACCACCAAAAATCAATATCTTTGGTGGTGGAGGAGAAGGTGGTACCGCAACAGCACTTATGGGTCTTATTGATGGTGAAGGAAGAAATAGGACTGGTAGTGTAATTGATATTCAGGTTACAAATCCTGGAAATGGATATACATTCCCACCGTTCGTGGAGGTTGTTGATAGTTGTGGTAAGGGATATGGTTGTGTTGCAAGATCTATTGTCAAAGATGGAAAATTAACAAATATCTATGTTGTTTCCGAAGGTGAGGGATATCCAGTTGAGGATGATACTCCATATATTGTTGATACTGTAACCGTTATAGATCCTGGAAGTGATTATGAAGATGGTGATATTGTCACCGACAATCTTGGAAATGAATATGAAGTAGAAATTTATCTTGGTGCTATCATTAAGGTAACGCCAATAAATAGCAAAGATATAACTGCTATTCCAACTATTGAGGTCATATCTGATACTGGATCTGGAGCAATATTGTCAGCAAATCTTGGAGCAAGACCAGACCAAAGAGAAGTAAAACAAGTTATTGACTGTGTAATCTAATGGGAAGAGAGACTAACTCAAATAAAACATTTGTAGATTCTTATGGTCCATCTTGCAGAGTTACTATCGGTGACCAGCAAATGGGACTCGGTGGAATGGATGTCTATAGAGTTTATGGTGTAACAGAAGATAATAAAAAGTTTTCGTTTGGACTAAATCAATCTGGAAACGTAGAATTGAATAGTGATGTTTCTATTTCAATAATTGCTGGGGAAGAAAATCAAAGTAAAGCAGAAGACATTTTAATTCATAGTAGACGTGGCAATATCTCCATTACCTGTGATAGAAATGGAAACGTAAAGATAAAGGGTGGTAATGTTACGATAGAAGCAGATGGAGATATGGATATAATTGCTGGTCAGGAAATAAGAATGAAAGCGGATGCGATTATCATGGAAGCGAATACTGCAACCGCAGAAGCAATTAATGGAAATCTAGCACCAGAAGGAGAGACTTTCTTAGATAAAGCTCTTGAAGGTACATTTGTTGGTAATGATGTTATAAAAAATAATTTAAAGAAGGGTTGTTAAGATGCCAAATATTTACGGAGAGGAAACTTGGTTTAATGGTAATGTCACCTTTTATAGTGATGTAGAGATTGGTGGTAACTTCAAGTATGATAATCTTTCAGTAAAAACATTATCTGTTGGAGATGATGTAAAAATATCTTCTGGTATCGTAACCGCAACAAAGTTTGTTGGGAATGGAGCAGACTTAACAGGAATTGTTACTATTCCAACTGGTGTGATTGTAATGTGGTCTGGAACTACAATACCTTCTGGATGGGCACTTTGTGATGGAACAAACAGCACACCAGATTTGAGAAATAGATTTATTGTTGGTGCTAATGATGCCAGCAAAACAGGGATTACAACGCAAACAGGACCAGGATTCAATGCTACTACTGGTGCCATCGATGATACTTATGAACCTGGTGATATTGGTGGAGAAACTTCTCATCAACTAACCGAAGATGAAATGCCATCTCACAATCATACTTACGACCGAACCACTGCTCCAAGCGGCGGGCAAGACCAAGCAGGTTCTGGTTCTGGTGATGCAGTAAATATTAATCAAACTAATACAGGTACTAAGGGTGGAGATGACTACCACGAAAACAGACCACCATATTATGCTCTTGCCTTCATTATGAAGACCTGACCAGTTTCCAGACTGGCACAGTTGACACCTGACCCCAGATGCCCTATAATACTAAGGTAATCAACGGAACACCCCATGGGCACCGCACAAGAATCTGTTCTCGGCATCGTTATCGACGTTTGCACTCGCTCCTTCCTTCTGCTGAGCGATGAGGGTAATGAAAAGATGGTTCAGTGCGACACCGTTCAAGAGTTCATGAATGTTCTTGAAGTTGTGACTGCCAACCTTGATGAAGACCAGATTGAGTATGCTGACCTTGCTATTCAGGGAGAAGAATATTGATGGAAGTATTTACGGTTAAGGAATGGGAAGAGAACTTTGATTCTCTTCTCGTAAGGGTAGAAAATGGAGAGCACATAGGTATTATGGGAGATGATGGTAAGGCAGCAGTTATGATGCCAGCAGATGATGAACTTTACCGAATATACACTGAGAATAATAACGAAGCTCAGTAAGTTCATCATTTGGGAGTATAGCTTAATGGTTAGAGCGCCCTGCTTATAACGGGGTAGTCTGAGTTCAACTCTCAGTACTCCTATCGTGCTGGTTTAGCTCTCTGGTTGAAAGCAGCGAACTCATAATTCGCCTAAGGTGGGTTCGATCCCCACAACCAGCACCTTGCGAGTATGGTGGAATCGGTAGACACACCAGACTTAAAATCTGTTGAGCATTGTGCTCGTGGGAGTTCAAGTCTCCCTACTCGCATAAAATAAATAAGACAAAACCCGTAAGTTATGTCTTATAAGATTGACACTGCATACTGCTGGTATGATAATGGCAGTATGATAGTGAAAATGTACTTTATCAATCAGGTTCCATTCACATTTGATGAATTACCTGACGGACACCTGTATGATAAAGATCTAGTAGAACTTGCAAATAACGAAAGATCTTTTGAACCAGAAGACTTATACAGAAGTTCTTTCTATCTTATAGATGAAGAGGCACATCCTTGTCTGTTTCTTATGGATTTGGAAAATCCAGAGGATATGCCACAGGAAGAATTTGAGTTTCAATATGATGAGGAGGATTTGATGGGCTGATAAATAAAACATAGAAATATATTGGCGATTATAATCCGATGCCTCTCAATAAGCTGGAAAACTTTATAAAGAATACTGAGGGACGTATTCTTTATGTAAATCCTAACGATCTTGATGCTACTGATGCTGCCGAAAATCAAGGTAATTCATTAACAACACCCTTCAAGACTATTCAGAGGGCATTAGTTGAAGCTGCTAGATTTTCATATCTGAAAGGAAACAATAATGATCTGGTAGAGAAGACAACAATTCTTCTGTTTCCTGGGGAGCACGTAGTCGATAACCGTCCTGGTTATGGTATTAAAGATAATAGTGGTGCAAAAGCAGTAGACCAAACTGGTGGAGAGACTGTAGCAACCACAACTTTTGGTATTAAAAACACCTCTATCTTTGATTTAACGCAAGAAGATAATATTCTTTATAAGTTCAATAGTATTCATGGTGGCGTCATTGTACCTCGAGGTACTTCAATCGTTGGTCTAGACCTCAGAAAGACTAAAATTAGACCAAAATATGTACCTAATCCAACCGATAGCACTGTAAATTCATCAGCAATCTTTAGAGTTACTGGTGCTTGTTATTTCTGGCAGTTCTCTATTTTTGATGGTGATGAACTGGGATTGGTTTATACCGATGATTCTGATTTTGGTTCTGCTAACAAGTCAAAACCAACATTCTCTCACCACAAACTGACTTGTTTTGAGTATGCTGATGGTGTAAATGTCCCAACAGGGTACACTATCACTGATTTGGACATGTATTATGCAAAGTTGTCTAATGCTTTCAATTCTGAAATTAGACCTATTGATGAAGATTGGCCATCTAATGAATTAGGATTTGCAAAACAACGTCCAGAATGGGAAATTGTTGGTGCTTTCGCAGCAGATCCTGTAAATATTTCTTCTTTAACTTCTCTTGGAAGAGTAGTTACCGTAACAACATCTAGCGCACATGGTTTATCAACAGGAACTCCTATTAGAATTAGAGGAGTTTCTGGATCTGGAACAACATATCCTTATAATATATCCACAAAAGTAAACTCTGTAACTAGCGAAACACAGTTTACATATTTACTTGAGTTGGTTCCTGCTGGACTGAACACATCTCCATCTGCATCTGGTGCAACAGTAACTATTGAAACTGATACCGTCACTGGTGCTTCTCCTTATATCTTCAACATCTCCATGCGTTCTGTATGGGGTATGAATGGAATGCACGCTGATGGTGGTAAAGCATCAGGTTTCCGTTCAATGGTTGTTGCACAGTTTACTGCTGTGTCACTTCAGAAAGATGATAGAGCATTTGTAAAATATAATGAATCATCTAGAGATTATGATAGCAATTCGGCGGCAAAAGTATCTGGTGCTGAGTTATCGTCTGGTTCTTCACAGACTGATTCTACTAAGGTATATCATCTCGATGCAGAAGCAAAATATAGAAGCGGATGGGAAACATCACACATCAAAGCAAGTAATGATGCCTTCATTCAGATTGTTTCTGTTTTTGCCATCGGTTTTGCCAGACATTTTGATGCAAGAAGTGGTGCAGATTATAGCGTAACAAACTCCAACTCAAACTTTGGTCAACTTTCTCTTGCTTCGAGTGGATTTAAGAAAGAAGCATTTAATAAAGATAATACAGCATATATTACTTCGGTAATTACGCCAAAAGCAATCACAAGCACCGAAGAAGATGTTGATTGGATTTCGATTGATGTTGGATTAACAACTTCTGTTGGTATTAGTAGCCACTTGTATCTCTATGGATTTAATGATAAAGATGATAAACCACCTGTAATTATTCAGGGATATAGGGTTGGTGCAAGAACAAACGATAAACTATATCTTACTCAAGAAGGATCGACTTATTCTTCAAATATCTACATGGTAGATAATGAGATTAGTACAAGTGGTTTAACAACAGCAATAGGAACTAATACAGGATTTAAAGAATATAGTGTATCTTCCGTATCATCAAGTATTCTAACGATTGGTTCTCATGATTTAATAACAGGTGAAAAGATTAAATTAATTAGCGATACTGGTGATGTTCCAGAAAATATTACTGAGCATCAAACTTATTATACTATTAGACATTCTGCAACACAAATCAAACTTGCATCGTCTTTAACAAATGCACAGAATGGTACTTCTATTACAATATATGGTGGTACTGAACTTAAAGTCTTAAGTAGAGTTTCTGATAAAGATTCTGGTGATATTGGTTCGCCAATTCAGTATGATTCTTCTAATGGAAACTGGTTTATTCATACCGAAACCAATAGTGGTATATACAACTCACTCTCTACTCTGATTGGTGCTGGTGTAACTGACAGAACAAATCCAGTATTTTTTAGAAGAATAGAAGACCCAAGAAGTATTGACGAAAAACTCTACAAGTTTAGAGTTGTAATTCCCAAAGAAGTACAGAATACTAAGAATCCAGAAGAAGGATTTGTAATTCAGGAGTCTTCAACGACTTCTAATACATTATTCTCACCATCATCTATTACAGCATCTGATTATGATTATGATAGAAATCCAAGATTTATTAGCACTTGTTCAGTATTATCAAGCACTGTAACAGCAGTAACAGAACTACCTCACAATTTAAATGTAAGTGATAAAGTTATTGTTAGAGGTGTAACAAGTACAGATAACACTGCTGGAACAATTAATGTTGGTTATAATGGAACATTTACAGTAACTGGTGTATCTACAAACTCGTTCACATATTCAACGACTGATGTTGATGGTAAAGTTCATACACCATCTACATTCACAAATGATACCTCAACTAGAAATACAAATCTTCCTAGATTTGAAAGAAATGACTCGAAGAGTAACTATTACATCTACAGAAGCGATGTAATTACTCCTCATGTATATCCCGACCAAGATGGTGTTTATCACCTCTATGTCTTAAATGCTGATAATGCTGTTGAGACACATTTCACAGACTCTAAGTTTAGTCAAAATGTAACGGATCTTTATCCACAACTGGATAGAGATAACATTGACGAGAACCCAAGAGCAGCAAAAACATATGCAAAGAGATCACCTGTTGGAGATGTTGTAACTGATGACCTGAAGAAAAGCATCACCAGAGAAACAACTGACAAGATTTTAAGAGACTTCTCTATTGGTATTCCTGTTTCTAGTGCTACTGCATCGTCTAGTGGTATCAGCACAATCACATTCTCCGAAGATCACAATCTCAGCGGTATTGTTACTTACAGTGCTCTTGCTGGTGGTAGTGGATACACTAATGGAACATATCAGAATGTCAAACTCTTTAACGATGGAACATCTATCTGGGATGGTGCTACTGCAAGGGTTACAGTTACTGGTGGTGCTGTAGTCAACGCTGAGATTATTGCTGGCGGTAGTGGATATACTGACGCAGAAGAGTTGGATTTTGATACTTCTATTATCGGTGGAGGAACTGGTGCTGGTGTTACTATTAGCACCTCTGGTATCTCCACGGTTGTAGGTAATACAATTCAAGTTACTGGTTCTGGATCCACAACTGGTGGTTATTATCGTATTACTGGCGTTCCTGCTAAGAATCAGATTTCGATTGGTCTTACAAGTGGTGACCCAACGATTACATCAAGTCAGTATGTAATTAATACGGCACCAGAAGTTATTGTATCTTCTAAGTCTTTCTCTGGAACTACATCAACTTATACGACATCAAGAGCACATGGTTTAACCTCTGGAAATAAAGTTACAATTCTAGACTCTTCCCATAACAATCTTGGTGAGTTCTTGGTTGCTACATCTCCAACACCAACAACTCTTACAGTTGTAACAACTACAGATATTAGTGCAAAGTATATCTTGAAGCACGCATTATCTGCAAACAACAAATCATCTGATGTTTCTGATGAGAATTTAGGAGCAAGAGGTTATTCATTCTACGATAATGAGATTCTTACGTTAAGTGCAGAATCTGGGAAAGTAACAAACCTCGAGGTATCAATGGCTAGCAGTGGTATTTCTACCACTTCTAGATTCGAGATTGGTTCTTATATTCAAGTAGAAAATGAGATTATGAGAATTACTAGCAGTACCCTTAGTGGTTCTGCCAATAATGAAATCACAGTAATTCGTGGTGTATTTGGTACAACCAACGTAAATCATGCTTCTGGTTCTTTAGTCAGGAAGATTAAACCACTTCCTATCGAGTTCCGTAGACCATCTTATGTTCGTGCCTCTGGTCATACATTTGAATATCTTGGATATGGTCCTGGTAATTATTCGACAGGTCTTCCACAAGTTCAGATAACCACCCTATCCGAAAAAGAAGAATATCTATCTCAATCACAAGAACGAGATTGTGGTATTGTTGTCTATACTGGAATGAACAATGATGGTGACTTCTTTATTGGTAACAAAAAAATCAGTTCTGCTACGGGTAAGGAAACAAACTTTGATATTCCAGTTACAACAATAACTGGTCAAGATCCATCTAGATTGAGTGAAGTATTTGACGAGACTATCATCAAAGAAAGACTTCTTGTTGAGGGAGGAAACTCTGGAACAATCTTATCACAGTTTGATGGTCCAGTCAAATTCACCAATGAAGTTAGATTTAATGATTCTGTAACTATAGTCAATAATACAGATTCTACTAGCACTGATACTGGCGCACTTGTAGTTGATAGTATCGGTGTTGGTAAAACCATAACAGCGAAGAATATTAAAGTTGGTAGAGTTCACATAAAAGAATCTCAAGTTACTACAACAACTGGTGATCTTGATTTGTGTGCTACTACTGGTTCTGTCGTTGCTATCTGCACCAATACTACAATTAGTGGTATTCTGAGTGTAACTGATGACATCACTGCTTTCTGGACTTCTGACGAAAGACTGAAAGACAATGTTACTGCAATTGATGATCCTCTCGAAAAGGTTATCTCAATTAGTGGTAATACATTCGATTGGAATGAGAAGTCTAATAAGTCTGGACATGATGTTGGATTGATTGCACAAGAGATTGAGAAAGTCCTTCCAGAAGCGGTTACAACAAGAGATAATGGATACCTTGCTGTTGATTACCATAAGGTTGTTCCTCTCCTTGTAGAGGCAATCAAGGAACTCTCAGGTAAGGTAGAAGACTTGGAACAGAAACTATCTGATAAATAACTCTAAAGCTTATAATAATGACAAATTTTAGAAAGTCATTTAATTTTAGGAATGGTGTACAAGTTGATGATGATAATTTTGTAGTAAGTCCTAATGGGGCAGTAGGGATTGGAACATCAATTCCTACTGGTTATCTTTTAGATGTTCATGGAGATACTAGCGTAACTGGACTGATTACTAGCGCACAGTTATATTCTGGAGTGGGAACAGTTGCAAACTTGACATCGACAAATGTCAATGTTGGTGTTCTTACAGTAACTCAATTGAAGGTGGGATCTTCACCAATAGTTGGAAATCTAGTTGGTTATGCATATACTGGATGGGTTACAGATGACCCTGTAGGTCTCACAACAACTGCTAGAGTTGGTATTGGAACTACAGCGATTCCTAGCGAACAATTGAAAGTTCAGGGTAACGCAAGAGTGGTTGGTGTATTAACAGCCACAACTTTCAGTGGTGCATTAAATGCGTCAAATCTCACTGGAACTATTGATAATGCAAGACTTCCTTCTGCAATATCTGTAACAAGCGTAGCTGCTACAACGATAACTGGAACTGCAAGTGCAGCAGCATCACTTACAGGAACACCAAACATCAATGTTGGTATAGTAACAGCGACAAAAGTAGTTGCTGATTCCATCGAAGTTCCAAATACAGGTGTAACAACTGTCACCAAACTACTGCATGTTGGAACTGGTGGAACAATATTTTCTGCTGTAGAAGATGGTCGTGTTGGTGTCGGAACTGCACTACCAACATCAGAATTTCAAGTTAGAAAATCTAGTGGAACACTAGCAGAAGTTGTTTCCGACAGTGGACAAGCGAGAATTAGTGTTGGAAATTCAGTTGGTGCAGGAAACAGTTCTGCTACATTGAGATTTGGAAACTCTGCTGGTGTATTAGACATCATCAATAATGACGTTGGTGACATTAAGACTATTATTCACGGTGGTACTGGTGCAGGAAGCACTGGCAACTTTAAGTGGGTTTATGGTCAGACCAATGCTGAGAGAATGACCCTGACTTATGATGGAA